AAGAGAAGCAGATAAAAGCAGCTCAATATCAGAAGCTGCTATTTGATGAAAAGACATTTTCTTCTCTTGGAGACACTGAAGCTATATTTAATAAAGTGTATTCTGCTAATGATGATTTATTTAAGGCCAGTAGATTATTTGCTGGCGATATTGCAAATACTTTAGGTCAAGAAAATATTATTGGAAATAGAAATTCTAATGTTGAATCAAATGTTGTTGATTTGAATATTCATGTAACTGGAGACACTGAAAAAATAAAGTCTATAAAAACAAAATCAAGAGGCAGTAAATTGAATACAAAAAGCAATATGGTTGGACCTTAAAATGGCTGCTGTGAATTTATTTGATTATCTAGAAGGAATCCCACAAGCATCGTATAAAAACGTACCTTTCTTATTCATGTCTGGAACAGTGATCGGAGGTAGAAAAGACATTGCTCATTTGTATCCAAATTCAAATAGACAATCAATAGAAGATTTGGGTAAAAAGCAAAGAGGTTATAAGATACGTGGAATAATAAGTGGTGATGATTATGAAATCAAAAGAGACAATCTTTTAAGAGCATTGGAAACCAAAGGATCTGGTAATTTGATGCATCCATTTTATGGAACTGTAAAAAATATTAAATGCAGAACATTTTCATTAACTGAAACTTTCACAAAGTTTGGTGAAGCTATATTTGATATTATTTTCGATGTCGATACAGACAACGCAACTCCTAAAGAAGTTGGAGTTAGCGAAGGTGAGGTATCGTTTTTAAACAATGAATACAGGAAAGCTCTTGGTGATAATTTTTCAAAGAAATTGAAAGTTTCTCAGGAATTAATAAACAGTTTTGAGAGTGCAACTAACAAGGTTAACTCTTCAATTGATACTATAAAAGAATCTACTAAATTCATGAGTGATATTACTGATGTCGCAAATTCAGCTTCTAGTCAAATATCATTTTTATCAAATAACGTTGCTAGTTTGTTAAATTCACCATCTGAAATGTTTGAATCATTTGATGGGATTTTTCAAACTTTAGGTGCATCAACACAAAGCGTAGAAAAAGCTATAGATGGATTTGAAAGCATGTTTGGATTTGGTGATGATGATTATAGTTTTAAAACCAGTTCTTTTGGATCATCCGGTTCTGGCGAAAATGGTTTTCCATCTTGGATTGAAATAGATAATGTTGCTACAAAAGAAGCAAAACAAAATGACAAATTAATTAATTCTCTTATCAATTCACTTGCACTATCTTGGATATATGTATTTGCAGCAAGTTTAAAATTTATAACAGAAGATGAAGTGATAATTATTCAAAGCAAATTGGACGATCAATATAAATCAATTGTGGAAATACCAACAGCTGAAGTCCATAGCAATGAAACTCCATTTAAAGATACTCCAAGTACAACTGCTAATGAATTTAGTTTACAAAATAAAAGTGGATTGGATTCTAATTCTCTAGATGCATTAAGCGATTTAAGAATTGCAGCAAATAAGTTCCTGGATGAAGTTAAAAAAGATGCTGCTAGAACTATACAGATTGAAACTGAAACAACTCCTATGAGAGAATTGCTATACAGGTATTATGGAGATTCATCAAATTTTGCTGATGTAAATAGGATTAATAAATTGCCTGATGTGTCATTTATAAATGGTACTGTGGAGGCGATTAGTGATATTAATTGAAGTTGATGGTAAGGAATATACGAATTTCTCATCAATAACAGTTTCTAAATCGATAGAGGATTTAAATGGTGAATTTGAATTCATTGCTAATGTTGATGCAAGCGCAGATCCATTACCATTTTCTGGTGGTGAAAAATGCAGAGCATTAATAGATGGAAAACCAATAGTAACTGGATACATTGAAAATATTTTTGTTGATTATGATGCTGAAAATCATAACATAACATATTCTGGAAGAGATAAAACCGCTGATATTGGTGATTCAACTATTGGTGTTTTTGATGCAATAAATACAGACATTAGTTTAATTGATGTTATAAAAAAAGTAATTTCACATTTAGGCTCTGATATTAAAATAGTGGATAATGTTGGTGGTTTGAAAGACTTTAAAAAAGATGAAGGTCCAATTAATACAGATCCTGGAGAAAACGCTTTTGATTTTATACAAACACTATGTAGGAAAAGAGGCGTTTTATTAACTACGGATGGAGATGGTAATTTAGCTATAACTAGAAATAGTAATACAAAATTAAAAGGAGCTTTGCAAAATGTTTTAAATGATGATGTTAGCAACAATATTTTATCTGGATCACTTCAAATAGACTTAACAAAGCTTTACAATAAATATGAAGCGAAATCTCAAAGCTCAACTAATCAATTTGAAACCGTGGATGTTAGTACGGAAAACGCTGTTGATAATGATGGTATTGTTTTAGATGATTCAATAAGGAAAGGTAGACAATTTGCTTTTGAAGTTGAAAAAGTAACTGAAGAAGATGAAATTGAAGAAAGAGCTGAATGGGAAAAAGACGTAAGAATATCTAGAAGCAAAGTTGTAAACGCAAAAGTAGAAGGTCATTCAACGAAGTTTGATGAAGTTTATGAAGTTAATAAATTGATTTCTATAAAAGATGTTTTTCTTAATATTGATAGTGTTAAATTGATAGGATCAATTACATATTTTTATGATTCCGAAGGTGGCAATACAACAGAAATTGGCTTGATTCATAAAGATTCGTTTACAAATTTAATAGATGACCCAACACAAATCAAACCAGGAAGTGAAGATGATCCATTTGCTGGCATCTAAAATAAAGCGACTCATAAGAATCGCAAAGATTGTTAAAGCTGGTGATGATACTGGTAATTTTCCTGTTCAGAGAATTTCATATTATGGAAAAAATATCGGATGCAATATTCTTTTTCCATATGGCATGCATGCAAATTTGCCTGTTGGGTCATTTGTAACAGCCTATAGCATAGGTGGTGATACTGAAAATAAAGTTGGATTTGGTGGATTGCCACAAGAAAGAATTAAAGAATTGCCAGAAGGTGAAGTTGTATTTTTTCATCCGATTACGAAAAGTAAAATACATTTTAGAAACAATGGCGATATTGATATTGAATCTACTGAAAATGGATTGATAAATATAACCTGTAAAAACGCAACAATTGAAGCTGAAGAAAATGTTGAAGTGACATCTGTTAATACAAAAGTTGAAAGTGAAATAGTCGAAGTGAATGCTTCAAATATTGTTGATATTATAGCACCAAATACTATAATAAAAGGAAATTTAATTGTAAATGGAGACGCTGTATTCACTGGAGATTCATTATTTGGATCAATTGGAATTGTTGATAATTTAACAGTAACTGGAGATACAGAATTGGCGAGCGTTACATCAAATGGAAAAGATATTTCAGATTTACATACTCATCACTATGCATGGACCGCTGGCTCTGGAGACGATGATACTGATGGAGTTAACTAATGACTGTTATTAGTAATGATGTTGTTTTAAATCTTGATGAATCTGGTTTATTTTATGATATCGGATTGACATCTGATGGTGATTTTGAAACAGATTTATTTTTTGATACTGCATTAATTATGACAATATTTTGCGAACAAAGAGCGAATGCGCAAGAAGTTGTTATTCCAGAATTAAGAAGAGGTTGGATAGGGAATGAGAGTACTCCTGGTTTTGAAATAGGATCTAAAATTTGGCTGTCAGAACAGTCAAGAAAAAACAGAACTGCAATGAATGAAATCAAAACCGCTGCTGAAAATGGTTTTTCCTGGTTATCTGATATTGATTCGGTAATTGATTACAAAGTTACGGTTTTTTTAGATGATGATGGCAATTTCAATCTGCAAGTCGATATCAATAGATCAAATTCTAAAATTGATAATAAGTTTTATACACTTTGGAACAATAGTGGGAGTCAATCGTAATGCCTTTAAATATTCCAGAAAACGCGCAGTCCGTGGAAAATAGGTCTAAAGTCGATGTCCAGAATTCATTGCCATCTTCAAATCCTTTTCTTCCAAACTCTTGGATTTCTGCGTTGATAAGCGCATTTACAAACAGAATTTTTGATTTTTATCAAAATTTAAATGAAGCAATGATTCAAAGTTTTTGGGACACTTCAACAGATGATTTTTTAGATAGACAGGCATCATGGTTTGGTGTTTCTAGAAAAGAAGCCACTCAAGGAACAGGAAATATAGTTGTTACTGGCGTATTAGCAACTGTTGTTCCAGCAAGCACTCAATTTGAAACAATAGGTGGAAAAATATATACAACGGATATACTAAAAACGATAATAACTAATCCATTATCGGTTAATTCAATAACATATGTTGGATTAATTGCTACCGTGATAACTGATATAGAACACAATATGGCTTCAGGAAATTCAGTGTTGATAACCGGAGCCATTGAAACTGCATATAATGGTACATTTCCTGTAACTGTAGTTAATGAATTTGAATTTTTCTATACTCTAACTTCAACACCAACAGCAACTCCAGGAACTGGAACTATAATTGCTAATCATAGCTCTGCTTTAGTTCCAGTATCATCACTTCTTTATTCATCTGAAGAGAATTTAGATTCTGGAGAAAAACTTACAATATCAACTCCAATAACTAATATAGATGATGATGCTTATGTGGATTCTGATGGATTAAGAGGTGGAACTGATATTGAAGTTGATGAAATTTTTAGACAAAGGTTTTTAGATAAAGTTGGATCACCAGTTGCTCATTTTAGCGAAAATGAAATACATCAAAAGGCGTTAGAAATAGAAGGTGTGACTAGAGTTTTTGTAAATGCTGTCACTCCAAATATAGGTCAAGTAACTGTTTATTTTGTTAGAGATAACGACCTCACAATAAAACCTGATGCTGGTGAAATAACTGAAGTTAAAGATAAAATATTAGAAATAAAACCAGCTAATATAAGTGACGATAGCGTTATAGTTGTTGGTCCAACTACTGTAATAGATTTGGATTTTACATTTGCTTCTATAACACCAGATACAACAACCATGAGACAAGCTATTGAAGATAATTTGGATTTGATGTTTAAAACCATAGCTGGAGTCGGTTTTGATTTACCAGAAAATGATTATGTAAGCGCAATAAACGGAACTATCGATCCAATCACCGGACAAAGATTAGAATCTTTTAGTTTGACTTCTCCATCTGGTATACAAGCAATTGCCGATGATAATATTTTGATATTGGGAGCAATGAATTTCTAATGAGTTTTCCTAATTTATTTAAGTATCATAGTGTATCCGATCATGCAAATTCAATCGCTTCATATTTGCCTGGAGGCAAGGTTTTTGAATCAAAAAACATAATTGGAACTAACATAAGAAATTTCATTGAAGGTCTTTCTGTAGAGTTAAAAAGAGTAGAGACTGAATTGATAAATTTCTCTTCAGGTATGATTGTTGATAGTGGCAATAATGCGTTGTTAGAAGAATGGGAAAAACAAATTGGAATTCCTGATGATTGTTTTCCTGGGACTGGAACGATTGCCGTAAGAGAATCCCATGTTGTTGCTAAACTTTTATCTTTTGGCGCACAAACTGCTGCTGATTTTGAAGCAATAGCTTTGGCTCTTGGTTTGATTGTTACTGTTGAGGCTGGTGAAGATAATCCAGTTTCTGGAGATGTTTTTACTTTTACTTTTCCATTTACATACTCTATTTCAACAGATGAATTAAAATTCGTTATTACGGTAGAATATGCAACATTAGATGATATAACAGTATTGGAATGTTTTTTTAATAAAATAAAACCAGCTCATTGTTTAGTTGTTTTTATACCAGTTTAAGAGGTTTTTATGCAAGATTTAAATGGTAAGGTTACTACTAATCCTTTGACGGCTTCTGAATGGAATGAGCCTATGAGTGAAATCCAAAATGTTATTCAGTCAATAACTCCAGCTTTGGACGGTGGAAACTTAGAGCAATTGGTGAAAGCTATTGCATCAATTGCTGCTGGTGGTCATTATTTTATAGATACCGGAGCAACTACACAATTATTTACATTGAATCCAACTAGCCCACAAATTGGTCCTAGCAAACTAGTTGATAAAATGAAAGTTCAATTTTTGGCTCATGCTTCGAACACTGCTGCTGAACCAGTTGCATCACTGCCTAGTATTGATGTAGGTTTTACATCTGGACAAATAAAATTTTCTGATGGAACTAGCTTAGTAGCTGGTGATATCCAAGCAAATGAATTAATAACACTTGAATACAATACTGCTAATACTCGTTGGAATTTAGTTAGCAATACTTTTGGAACAAGTCTTGATCGTCCATTGGTGGTTGCAACAAGTGATGCTGGAAGTAATGTTACTGGAGATGATACTGCTTACAGAATTGTATGGACGACATCAAAAGATACACATAGTCAATTATCTTCTAATGTATTTTTTAAAGCAAAAAGCAAAGGTTTATTTATGGTTACTGGATCTATTCTATTAACTGTTGCTCAGATTGATCATGATTTAATGTCAATAACTACCGTGGTAAATTCTGGTACTCCAGTTATTAGAAATCAATCGGCTGTCACTGAAACTCTAGTAGTTAATTCGCTCGTAATTTCTTTTCTTGTAGAATTAGAAAATGATGATGAAATGGAAATATTTTTAACAGTTGATGGATCAGCAAAAACAGTTCCAATTGGAGTTGGTCCACTAGTAATAGCTCAATTGTAGTTTAAGAATTAAAAACAAGGGGAAGTAAAATGCCAAATGACATACCGGAATTAATTTGGGCTACTGGCGTTGCGTTATTACTTGGATTAATATTTTTAGTTAGAGTATTGACAAAAAATATTATTGATAACATAAAAAAGCAAATAAGTGGACAAGGTGAATCCCTTGATACTCTTAGAACTGATGTTAATCACAAAGACAGAGAAGTTAATGAAAAAATCACAGATGTCAAAGAGGATTTGATGAGTGAAATACATGATGCAAAGCAGAGCATGGGGAAGTATGCAACAACTGGACAGATTGAAACTGTCCACCTTAGAATAGATGAACTTGCTGATAAAATATCAAAATGCGCAACTCATGATGATGTCATTGGACTTCATAAAAACTATGAAAAGAATTTTCAAAAATTATTTACTGATATTGGTGAAATAAAAGGAATGTTAAAATCTGGAATGTGTGATTAATTTTTTAACCTGCAATTGTGAAGGTGGAACACTTCACATATTATAACATCACCATTGATCCATTCTGTATCGGTATATTTTTTATTAATTGATGGATCTAATAATTTAAATTCTCCATCTTCATCAGTTGCAATTATGATTGCATGAGTTCCACCAATTATGTTTTTGCTTGGAACAATCACTATCATAGTTGACATAGGCGTAAATGCTCGCATTAATACTCCACCAACTTTATCTGGATAAACTTCACGCCTAACAATAAATGGAACTACTTCCAAATCAGTATATGGCGGTTCATGCCCTAATTCCTTTATAACATCTTCAATAGGAATATCAAAAACCATAGCTAAACATGCTGCATAACACGAACGATTACAAGTTTGTTCAACTAATTTTATATTATCAAAATTTGCAAATGGAATTATCATTTTATATCTCTCGCTTTTACTGAATTTCTATTTCCTTTCTGTACTGATTTTTCGATTAGATTTTTATTAACGCCGCCATATCCTTTTATTTGAATGTTAGAAACGCCTCTTTGAATAGATTCTATTTCCCCACCTTTTTCTAAAAACTCTTCAATTTGAGAATCTATCTCTTCTATTTCTTTTTTCTTAATACGGGATGGACTTACTTTCATAATCTACTCCTCAAACTTTTCACGCCACATAATGGCAACTGGATGAAATGGTATTTTCTTTTTTGTGTAACCTGCAAAATTCACCCTAACATGTTTACCAATGTATACGCTTTTATTTTCTAGTATATATGTTTTTTGCTCTACAGTTCCAGGAGCTGAACATCTAAATGTTTTACCATTTTCAGTTATGCAAACAAGCCGTGCCCATCCATCTACGGATCTTAAAACATCAACAACCAAAAACTCATCATCAATTAGGAATTCATCAAAATACATTGGTTTAACTTTTATCATTCCATTAGATTTTTTGCCATCCATATGTGGATAACCTGGAAGTCTTAAAACTAAACCTTCATATTTATTTTCAATAGATGATTTCAATACTCCAAGCATTTCAACTTCATTTTTGAATGTATATAATTCAGTTTTATGTAATTCAACATTTGAATTAATTGGCAGTATGTCAGAACTTAATGGTATGATTTCACAAAGATCTTGAAATCGTTCTCTATAACATTTATCTCCATCAATATCATAAACACAATAAGTTAAATTCAATGTTTCAGGCTGTCTTTTCTTAACCCAACTTGAAATAGTTTGTAAAGGAGTTTCATGATGGTAGAGTTCACCTTCAATCGTTCGACCAATTGGAACATTTAAATTATTCAAAATTTCTGGAATCGTATCTATTATTTTACCATTAGTTGAATAAGCAATTAATTTTCCATTATCATTAACAACAGACATATGATGTCCATCTAATTTGGTTTGAACAAAATATTCCATTTTACCATCATAAACCAAATATTTTTGCCTATTATCGTATCTAGAACACTTAGCAGCTCGCTTGTAGCCTAGTCTATTAAGCCTTATACCATCGATAGCATGCTGTAAACTCTCCACATAGCCTGTATCGCGTTTTTTATTAGCTCTGCTATCGATCCTAGAGATAATTTGCTCATCTAGAGAACGGCTTGCAAGTCCGTATGATACAGGTTCAGAATCTACTATCGTTTCGCCATCCAATGCGCCATATTCCCAATAGATAGTATTTCCTTCAGACCAAGCTTTCCAGATCCTAATTTTTTGACGAGAATCTTTTGCATATAAAGTTATTTCATTCATATTGTATCAATTATCTCTTCAGTGTAGCCATGAAAACAATCAAGCAATCTTTTAACATCAGTAGTAAAACCAACAGCACACTCAGATAGCATCACACTCATTTTTTCAGCACTTTCAGTAAATAATACAATGGGTTTTCCAGACTTGGCAAAATATCCAACCTCGAAGTTTGTCCCAGAATCACGTTCTGTTATGTTTGCAATGCAATGTGTGCAAGATTCCATTTGTTCAATATTCGAATCGTAGATTCTTTTCATGCTATTTTTTCTTTCTTCAGGACTCATATCCTGCAATATTCCGATTGATCTAGGAGAATAAAATTCAATTCCATTCCAATCAATAAATTTTTCAATCTTCTTAATGATTTCTATGTCATGATCATTAAAGATGGGTCCAGCTAAATATATTTTAATCATCACTAACCTCCATTTTTAAATGCATCTATTTCATCTATCCAAAATTTTGGTCTTTTATCTTGTTCATACTGATTCCGAATTTCAATCAATTGATTTGTGCTTAATGATCTTTTGTTTATACTAGCGTGGATCGGACATGGCGCGTTTGGATCTTTGTCAGTATATCTCAATTCAACATCTTTTGAATATGGACATGCTCCAGCGTGACAAGGTAAATTATCAAGTCCACCACCAATCATTTCTTCAATTTGATTTAAAAATGGAGACCACAAATTATATTGAGCTGCCCAACAACTGCGTTTCATCAATACATCCTTGAAGTCATCGACATGACCAGAAACTTCAACATTTACTTCAGTTGTTAAATCACTACCAATAAAATTAGGATTGGAAAGCAATTCAAATAAATTATCCCTTACGTTTAAAGCTCTATGCCTTATAAGTTGCGCTCGTAATGACATTGGCAATTTAGAACATATAACCAAATAATCACTTACGGAATAGCTTTCCCATTCATTAGTATTAGCTGGCAATAAATTTTTGAATTTATACCGCTTGATATTATCCGAAGTCACTAGTGAAAAATTTGTTAAAACACTAAGAATCCTATCACATGCTCTTTCAAAAAAGTCATGCAAATAATCAACATTGAATTGTAAAAAATTAAAATACAAAAACAGTCGAATTAAATCTCTCATGCTTATTTGCAGAGTGTATTCTGTTAATGAAAACATAGGCAGAAAACGCCTATATTCATCCTGCCTTTCGCCATCACTAGAAACCGCAAGCATTGCAGTTCTACTGTTCTCAAATGTGTTTGACCATCTGTTATAAATTTCACTATCAACTACAAAATTTAAAACGTTGTAGACTCTTGAGCTTCTAGCCCACATTGGAAGTTTCATAGACGCAATTATTTCACGTTCTAATATCGTTGATTCAATCTGAAGATTGAAAACAAACATTTCATTAACTGGCAAATCCAAATTCAAAATATCATCCAGTTTTGAATCAGTATCTTTTGGCCTAGAGTATTTCCATGCTTTTACCGAAGGATGCTCTTGGAGATAAACTAAATTGTGATTAACAACTTCGATTTTCATACTTTTCCCCTTTCAATTATTTCATCAATCATTATTCTGGCGTTGGAGTATATTGAATCAAATCCATCAGTAAATCCATTCAATGGATAATGCTTTCT